GTAATGGAAAGAAAAAAATCGAAGAGGTACCAGAGAAAATCAGAGCGGAAGTCGAGGAATTATTAAATGCTTAGACTGCTGCTCTTTTTATTACTGAGGAAGGAGGTGGAGACTATGGCAATCATCTATGCAACCCTTATTATTAAGGGAAAGAAAACCTACGCACAGGTACCAGAAAAGATCAAGCCTCAGGTAAAGCAGGTTCTGATCGACCTGGAGTGCGAAGATCTGATCACGGAGGAGTAAGCCATGGAATCAATCATGCAGTACATATCTGTGCATTGGGTTTCATGGGTGTTTGGGATCATCTCTGTATTGCTTTCCGGAGCATATCATAAATTATCCAAACAGTTAAAGGCAGAACGTGCCAGAACAAATGCTATCAATGCAGGAGTTCTGGCACTACTCCATGACCGTCTTTACCAGGCATGTTCGTTTTATTTAAAAAGGAAATATTGTACCTTGGAAGACAGAGACAATCTGGAGTATATGTTCAGGCCATATAAAGCGTTGGGTGGAAATGGAACTGGAGAAGATCTTTATAACAGATGTCTGGCTTTACCATATGAGCCAGCAGAACAGGAGGTATAGATATGGATTTTGGAATTGGAAGCGTAACAGCGATTACAGCAATCTGTTATCTTGGCGGCATGGCCTGCAAGGCAACCACTAAGGTCAAGGATGAGGTTATCCCGGTAGTATGCGGATTGACCGGCGGCATCCTGGGAGTAGCAGGCATGTATCTGATGCCAGAGTTTCCAGCAGCGGATGTGATCAACGCTGCAGCTATTGGTATTGTCTCAGGTCTGGCAGCAACTGGAGCACACCAGGTCATCAAACAGGCAAGCAAGAAGTAGAAGGAGGTGATCCGACTATCTCCCGCAGGCAGTCCGGGTTATGGCTGCCAATTGCGACGTCGCAATAAATCAGTAGAATAAAAATCATGCATATGTTATAATGTCTAGGTTACCGCCCCTATACCGGTAAGGAAAGGGGGTGTCTTCAATATGGAATCAGTGCTTTCTTTTATTGTCGCTGTTGCGGCTGGTGTAGCCTGCCACTACATCATCAAATGGTTAGACGGTGACAAATAGTCGGTAACTAGCCTATGGTTTAAGCCACCATACAAAAACGGAATAGAAAAGCCCAGGGAATTGCGGTCCCTGGGCTTTTCGTTTTGCGTCTCCAATACTGGTGCTTTCTTTTTGCCTAACGGCATTATAGCATATGCAAAAAATCTTTTCAAGATACCAAGAGAAAGGAAATGCTATGAAAATATCAGATAATGGATTAAATCTCATAAAGAAATTTGAAGGCTGCCGCCTGACCGCCTACCAGGATGCTGTAGGTGTCTGGACTATCGGCTATGGCACTACTAACGCAGATAAAGCCATTACCGGCACAACCATCTGTCAGGGCTTGAAAATCAGTCAGGCTACAGCAGATGACTGGTTAAGACAGTCTGTAGATAAAAAGTATGGTCCAAAGGTGGATAAGTATAGTGCTTACAACTGGAACCAGAACGAGTATGATGCCTTAGTAAGTTTTGTATACAACATCGGAAGCATTGATGGATTGACGGCTAAAGGCACTCGTGCCCGTTTTGAGATAGCAGCTAAGATCCTGGAATATAATAAGGCTGGTGGAAAGGTCCTTGCAGGCCTTACCAGAAGACGCCAGGAAGAACGAAAACTATTTTTAGCACCCGTTACAATTAAGATTGGCTGGCAGCAGGAAAATGGCGGTTGGCGTTTCTATAAAGATGATGGCTCCGGGGAATACGTCTCTGACAAATGGCAGCAGGACGGTGATAAGTGGTACTGGTTCGACGGTGCCGGAATGATGGTCCATGACGTCTGGTATCAGTACAAAGGATCCTGGTACTACCTCGGCTCCGATGGTGCCATGCTCAAAGGCCTTCAGACGATCAACAGCAAGTGGTACTACCTGGATCAGACCGGTCGCATGGCAACTGAACCAGTAGTCCTTACCCCTGATCAGGACGGTGCCCTACACTACCCAGGTCTGTCCAATTGACAGATTTGTAAGCGCAAGGCTATAATGGAACCTACTAAGTACTAAGTCGCTACAAAATATCTTCATTTCATCTTCAATGGAGTGAAGAAACCTAGTAAATATAAGGAAAAATGAGCGTAAACATCTTGACTTTTAATCAAGTTGTCCGGGGTTCGAATCCCCGCACGCTCATCTTTGAAAAGTGGCGGCAAATCTTAGAAATTGAGATTTGCCGCTTTTTTCGTTTATGGTAATGTCATCTGGAGGTGATATTGTCCGTTTACAAACAGATTCCAAGTGTATATTTTTATCTTTATGTACAGGAGGCCTAAACAGGATGAGAAGAAGGAAAAAAGAATCTGGATTAAAAACAGCGTTGCTTATGATCGCAGCAATTATTTTTATGATCATGGCAATTAGTGTTGTGGTGATCGTTTTTGGAAAAATCCATTCAGATTATGAAAAGCTGGATATGACGAAAGCCAGCGAACAGAAAACACTGGAAATACCAGCAGTTGAGACTGAAAAAGAGACAGATCAGACTGGTTGGGAAGAAACAGAGGATGGATGGAAGTACAAGACTAATGAAAAAACATATGCATCAGATCAGTGGCTGGAAATAAAAGGTTTTCTGTATCATTTTGATGATAAGGGGAATCATGGCAACAGGACAATGGAAAGGTGGTGGCCAGATTTTTACCTGTCATGATGTAAAAGGATACTTGAAAAATATTGAGCCGGATCCAGATTATGTGCCTGAAGATACCGGAGAAAATCTGGACAGTTTTGTGAGGACCAATGCATTCTGGTGCTACTTAGACAGCGAAGATACCGGGCTTTTTAAGACGATCCTCTATAAGAAAACAGTAGATAATAAGGTAAAACCTCTGGGAAATGAAAAGAACCCTGAGAAAGCAACAAAAAATTCTTTAAGAGCCTATGGTGATTATGTATACTATCTTCCTAAAGTGGCTGAAAATAGAAAATCGTCTCTTTCTGAGGAAGAAAAAGGCCTGTGTGATGTTCTGGTACGAATGATCCCGGGACAGAACACAAAGGAGATCATAGCCGAGAATGTAGATGGCTATCTGGTATTAGATGAGACTATTTACTATGCCCAGAATGGAAAAATCTATACAGCCACTTCCGGCACAGAGATAGAGCTTTCTGAGAGCGGTTATCAGGTAAAAATTGATGGTAATGCATGTTATCTTGTAAATTCATTTGGAAAAGCGGTTAATGGAAAAGAAAGTACGGGCATTGCCATAGAAGACCGTGTATACAAAATAGATGAAAATGGAAAGATCAGCTATGTAAAGAAAAATCCGGCTGCTGCAGATGGAAATTCTTATGAACTTCAGGGAAACGGAGCCCAGATGCAGATTGTAAAGAAAACTTCTTCTGGAAGCAGAGCCATTATAAAGGCTGATTATGGTGTACAAAGTTACTGCATTGTGGATAATTCTATTTTTTTCAGTGCTTATGTGGAAAAAGATGCTTCCGGAAAATGGTACAGCCGTATTTTTAAAACAGATCTGAATGGAAAAGAGAAAAAGGCAGTCAGTGGTATTTTTCCAGGAGCTGTTTTTAATCTGTATTATTTTGAAAGTCAGGGAGAGATATACGGGGAATATCACCCAAAAATCTGGGAAAATGCTTATGGTATAGTCATTAATGTAAAACAGGATGGGACTATTTACGCAGTAAAAGACAGTTCTGAAAGAACGGGAAAGACGGTGACGGGAAATGATATGATCGAAATACTGGCGCTTCAGGATGGAGAGCTGATCGGTTTTTGGCATGACTGCAGTTGGAGCA